CAGGACGATGGGGAATAGCGACCTACCAGCAGGCACCTACAGGGACGCCATAGATAGGGGGAGAACAGATGCCACGGAAACTGCGTAACGGTCTTAATATGCGACAACTTACATTCGTATCAGAGTATCTCAAAGACTTCAAAGCCCAGGAGGCAGCCATAAGGGCTGGGTATGCACCAAAAAACGCGGCGGTGACAGCCTCCACCCTATTAAGTAATCCCAAAGTTTTGGCGGAGATGGAGGAGGGCATAGCCAGGTGGTCACGCAGCCTGGACGTAACGGTAGAGAAGATCGTCAATGAGTACGCACGGATAGCTTTTTTCACCTGGGACAAATACCTCACGATCGACGAGTACTCCGGGCAGCCCAGGCTAGACTGGAGCTTAATGGACGCAGACGGGTGGGCAGCGATCGAATCCATCGAGCAGGAGGAAAAGATGAACGCCTTCGGGCGTGATGCCGGCAGCGTGATACGCAAAACCAAGGTCAAGATCGCCAACAAACAGAAGGCGCTGGACAAGTTGGCCGACTACAAGAAAATGTTTTTGGCGGGCGACGCAGCCCAGGGATACGGAATCGGCCAGGGCCTGGCATCGGGCCTCAATGCCCTCGAGCGGCACCTGCACGACCGGGCGCCGGAGATAGCTGCGATGCCAACAGGGGAGGTAGCCGAACGCACAGAGGAAATCGAAAGCAAGCTGGAGATTCGTCACAAACGGAGGAGGGGGAGATGGTGAGTGAAGCCTCTTGTTTTTTCTTGGGCCTGGTCGCTGGCGTAGCCTTGTCCAAAATAGTACCGGCGGTCCTCAACGCCAGGAGGTATGAGCAGATGTGCCGCGAGCAGCGTGATGTCCACCCAGACCCATACCAAGTCGATCCGGAGGCGCACGCTGCTATCTGGCAGGATGCTCTCCGGGAGCACTGGAGAGGCAAAGGGACGGGGGATAGGCCGTGACCACCATCGACCCTACCGCCCACGAGAAGCTTCTGCGCCTCGAGTCCGAGTGGATCACCGAGGCCAGGGACGACCTCTTCGCCTTCGCCCAGGCTGTGCCTGTGCCTGGTGTGCCGGCAGAGGAGGAGGGCGTAGAGGACGAATACTACACCACATTCGTCGACCCTGCGGAGCACCACAGGTTGCTGATCGACAAGCTCGAGGCCGTGGAGCGTGGGGAGATACGGCGGCTGATGGTCCTTATGCCCCCAGGTTCGGCCAAAAGCACCTACTGCAGCGTGGTCTTCCCTACCTGGTATCTGGGCAAGCGGCCTGGCCGGTCGATCATCTGCACATCCTACGGATCCAACCTTCCCAAAAAATTCGGGCGGCGCTGCCGTAACCTGTGTCGATCGGCTGAATACCAGAGGGTGATGGGCATAGAGCTGTCAGAGGACTCGCAGGCCGCCGATGAGTGGGCCCTGACCAATTCGTCGGACTATATGTCCGGAGGCATCCTGAGCGGCCTGACGGGCAACAGGACGGACGGTGCTATCCTCGACGACCCTATCAAGGGGCGTGAGGATGCCGAGTCTGAGACGATACGTGACAAGACCTGGGAAGCCTACCTCAGTGACCTGAGGACGCGCATCAAGCCCCGGACGGGCTTCATTGTTATGATCCTGACCCGGTGGCACGAGGACGACCCTGCCGGCCGTATCCTGCCTGAGGGCTACAAGGGTGAGAGCGGACTGATCACCGCACGTGACGGCGAGGTGTGGGACGTGCTGTGCCTCCAGGCGCAATGTGAGCGCGAGGATGACCCACTGGGACGTGAGATCGGCGAATACATCTGGCCAGAGTGGTTCCACGAGGGCTTCCTGGAGCAGGAGAAGGTCACGCAGGGCAGTCGCAACTGGGCCAGCCTATACCAGCAGAGACCAGCTCCGGAGACAGGGTCTTTTTTCCAGAAGGAGTGGTTCACCTACTATGACCCGGCACGCCTGCGCTTCAACGGCCGCCAGGTCTTTGTGATGCATGAGCACATGGATCTACCACAACCCCTGACGCTGTGGGGGGCCTCGGACCTGGCAGTCACCGACGAGGAGGACCTGGGGTCAGAGGCCGCAGCTTTCTCTTGCCATATGATCGCCGGGATCGACCACCAGCACAACATCTACATCCTGGGAATATGGAGGGAGAAAACGGACGCGTTGACGTGGTGCAGTGCTTGGTGCGACCTCATAGCACGGTGGAGGCCGCTGAAGTGGCTCGATTCCAAGGGCCAGATAGAGAAATCGGTGCTGCCCTTCCTCCTCAGGATGATGAGAGAGCGGCGCCTGGGCAGTGGCAGGGAGCTCTTCGAGCATATGGCAGAATCGGCCAACAAGGTCATACGGGCACAGCCCATACGCGCTCGCCTGGCTCAGGGTATGGTCCTATTTCCATCGGGAGGGATACCCTGGGTCTCAGATCTCGAGAACGAGCTGCTGTCGTTCCCCGGGGGCAGGTATGCCGACCAGGTGGATACCATCGCCCGGTTCGGTCTCAGGTTGGATACTCTCCACGGGGCAGGCAAGGCCGTGGTCGACGAGGCCACCAGGTTCGACTCACCGCGGTATATCAAGGACGTTATCCGCCAGATGGCCGACGCCGTCGATATGGAGGACGAATGAAAACGAACCAATGCGACCTGTGCTTCAAACATTTCGCTAACATTTAGCGAGGCAACTGTGTAAAAAAACCCAATAAACTGTGGACACATCCACACTTGTATCGTATATTCTCCTCGAACGCCTACTGATCCGGGCGATGTAGCGAACCTGACGAGGAGCGCGACAATGATACAGGATTCCCCAATAGGCTATGGGTAGACGCTATGCGCGTCCTCTTGTGGCCTATTTTTATGGGAGTTAGGCATGGCGTGCTCCGCAGGGAGCACACCGCCCCCGGAGCATTTGGGTATCACGGTGAGCCTGGCGACGGTATGCGCCGGAGCATCCACAGAACCCGCAAGCACAACATACGCACACGGCCTATATACGGAGTCAAGTAAATGGCAGGAATCAGCTTCAGCGCAGCAGATCAGACGAAGTGGCGTGACATCATTAAGATGCTCGAGGCCGATATGAGGCCCAGGGCCAAGGAATGGGCCGATCTGAAGGAACGTCTTGGTGTCAAGTTTAAGGTGGGCGGGACGCCTCGTGGGCGGCGTATGCGTATGGTCTATATCTCACGCTTCTACAAGATTTTGCGTGAGGTCATAGCCACCACGGTATACCAATATCCGCACCTGTTCTTCAAGGCCGAGCACGACCCCGCCGACCCCAGGGCCGGCGATGATATGGCCAAGACGACGGAGGTGATAGAGGATGTAGGCAACGATTTCCTCGATATAATGTCCACCCGTGGCAAGATCCGCCAGGCCGTATTCGATGCCCTCTTCTGCTACCGCGGCTATATCAAGCTAGGTCTGATGCCCCCTGAAGGATCCCTACAGCCCTCGTATATCGCTACCGATGCCATCCCACCCGGCTCAACGTATGTCTCCCGTGTCCCTGCGCAGTTTATGCTCCTCGACCCTCTGGGTCCTCCTGAAGACTTCAATGCATTGGGCTACGTGATAGAGAAGATGCGGGTGAGCCTGGATAGCTTGGTCGATGATCCGAATCGGTTTAACGAACCAGGTATCAAGGACAAGATCCGTGGCCTGATGGGACAGAGCCAATCCGGCGCCAGCTCGCAGCCGCTTATCCCCGAGGACGACAAGATCCGGTCCGACCAGCATCGAGCGACACTGGAGGAGGCGCACCGCATAGCTAAGACCAGGTGGATGTATGAGGTCCACAGCAGGCTCGACAGAGCGAGATACACCTTCCTGGACGGCATAGACGAGCCTATTGAGGCCATCGATCACCCGATGGTAGTCACTACCACGGAGAGCTTCCCCACCGTCCCTGACCCGTTTACTGGTGAGCTCCTCCTGCAGCGACCGCCCGAAGAGGCTGACCCTGAGACAGGTGGCGGTGCCGGCGTCAAGTCCACCAAGGCTTTTGTGGTGGATACCGGATACCAGTATCATAGCATCGTCCTGGACACATCAGAAGATCTTTATGGCACATCGATCATGGAGTATTTGAATCCTATACAGGATGCCCTGATCCGTTCCGTCAGCACCAGGATGGAGATTCTGGAAAAATTCAAGATCATAGGGAAGATGGCCAAATCGGAATATGAGAATAACGACAGCCTCAAGAAGAACATCAAAGACATAGACCATGGGGAGATTTTGGCGCTTAATGATCCGAATAGCCTGCAGGGCCATGACTGGGGGCAGATCCCCTCAGATCAGATCAGGGTAGAGCGTGACCTCCTGGCGTATGAGGAGGATATGGTACGTGCCAGCACCTCTGCCGATTCTGATACGGCCACGGAGGCAGCCATCAACGCAACTGCGGGGCAACAGAACGCAGCCTTGAATCAGCAGCCTATTGAAGATGCTTTTGTCTGGATAGGCCGTAACACCCTCAACATCCTCGCGGACCCTCTCCTGGGCTCCGGTATCAACTACGCCCATATGACCACCAAGTTCGGCCAAGCCACGATACAGTCGGCCCTGGCGGCCTGGAGGGAACGCGGCAAGGTCAATATAAACATTGCTGCGGGTTCTATGAACGTGTTGTATGAGCAGCTACATCGCGACAGGACAGATCGTATGGTCGATCAGCTGCGGCTGTCCCCCAACGCTGACCACCTGGAGCTCGACAGGTATATCCTGATGGCCAGTGGGGAGACAGCACCTGACAAGATCTTGAAGACCGACGCCAACATCGACGCCTCCAAGTCGGCAGAACTCGAGAACGCCATTATCCTCCTGCAGTTGGTGGACCCGGGTGTCACGCCTGGGGAGGACCACTCCACGCACATTAGGCTACAGAACCCCGACAGCATATCGCAGTATCCACAGTTCGCCCAGCAGGACGAGGGCAGGCAGGGTCTCATTATGCAGTTAGCAGAGGCTCACGAGGCTGCTCACCACGACGCTATGGCCGAGGAGGCAGGAAGGACGGGCGGCAGTGTTGATGTGCGTGACGAGGGCCCTACGGACCTCATAGGGCAGGTGCAGAGTAACGCGCAGAAGACGCAGGATGTGGTCTCGAAAGAGCAGGAGGAGAAAGCACAGCAATGAGCGGACTTGACACGGTAGACACCGCAACGATCGACGCACATATAGACCTCGACGGTATGAGGCACCAGTATGAGCGCGACGGCGTGGCCTACATCCCCTCGGTATTCGGCAAGGCGGAGATGGATCGGCTGAGGTTGTTCGCCTTCGAGCAACTGGGCCATCTGGATATGCAGAAGCATTACAGGTCAGGGGAACGTATCCAGTCGACAGGACCTGAGTGCTGGCCTTCCATCTGGTTTTGGCCATCGATCAGTACGGGTTGGTTCGAAAAGGTCAGGACCGATACCAGGATCCAGTCTATCGTCCAGCACATCCTGGGCGACGACGTGCGGCAGCTCAACAACCAACTCTACTTCCGTATGCAGGGTGATGGCGACGCCTTCAACTGGCACCAGGACTGCGTCTTCCGTAAGGGTATGAGCGAGTCGTTCGACCCGGGCACGGATTACCTGCAGACGGTAATCGCGATCGATCGGGTGAACTCCCGCAATGGTGGACTCCAATTCCAGCCTGGTGTGACACGTGACCTGGAGCTTGGCAGGGAAGACCTGCGAGGAGTGACACCCGCGGATATCAAAGCACCAGGCCGTTATGAGTATTCCCTGATGCCTGGTGATATGCTGATATGGAACGCCTACACACCCCACGCCTCCGGGCAGAACTGGTCCGACCGAGGCCGTATGACCTACATGAACGGCTTCGCCAAGGCCTCAGGATGCCAGACAGGTATCTGGCCGGATTACCTGGTGGACGGTGAGATAGCTGAGGTGGACCCGGAGAGGATCCCATATGCCTAAGATGAACATCCACAGCGTCGACCGTGAGACCGGAGTGGTCACCGGCACCTTCGACGAGGACATGACCGAGGGGGAGATCCAGGACCTGGTAGGTGGTATGGGCTTCCAGGATGTCCCTGGACTCGGATTCGATACGCACAGCGAGACTGGTGACCAGGTGCGAGCCATCAAGACCGCGGCTACTGATATGGTCAGGGAGATGCAAGGCCTTTCCCTTCGCTCCGGCCCCAAGGCTGCCAAGCGTGTCACGGAAGGACCCACACCCGCCCCGGGGGAGCGTCTCGAGATCAAGGACGCGGAGTTCCGGGAGATATAATGGCGTTACACGACTACAAATGCAGAATATGCGACCACGTCCAGATGGACATCTACTACAGTCCGGCCGATGTGCCCAGGCACATCAAGTGCAGCGGGTGCGGCACCCTCAAGGCCGCCGTGCAGGTCTTCACTTTTGGCAGGCCGGTCTCGAACACGGGATCGATGTATAGCCAGGTGGAGCCACACCCACAGTTTGGTTTCCCCATCACCAGCTATAGCCACAAGCAAGAGGTGATGGAGAAGTATGGCTTGGAGGAGATAAGCGATCCCGTGGGTGGCAACAGGAAGCCCTCGGAAGATGACTATGATGACGACTCACAGCCGATTCCAGACGACGCAGCCGGAGGGGTAACGTGGGGTGGAGATGGTATCGTAGACGACTCTAGTGTTAGGAAGGTCGAGTCGCCAAACGTATCACTGGGAGGGAAGACGTGAACAATAACCAGGTGCAGGTCGTAGTGACGCAGACGCAGCAGCCCGACGGCACAGTGACCACGGATGTTACAGGACCCCCAAGCCGCCATATCTCGGCATACATCCTGGGTGTAGGCCTGAACGTCCTTCATGACCAGATGGTCAATGAGGAACGGGAGAGGTTGGCCAATGAAGATGGGATGCCCAAGGTGCAGATATGGACGCTGGACGGCCCGATAGGACCTAACTGAGGGAGGGATCAAATGATAGACTCTGATTTGAGGCCACGCCTCGAGGACTTGAAGACGCAGTATTCGAACCTGGACAGCCTGCGCAAGTGCCAGAACGCGATCCAGGACATCTTGAAACTGATCGATGACCTCCACTGCATCCAGGAGGATTCGATCGAACACTATGACACGGGATCCGGAGCGAGCAATAATGGCGGAGGTGGTGGTGGAGGCACGACAACCACTGGCGGAGGTGG